TGCTAATGCGCGTCACCGCGTAATTCACGTTTTCCAAAAATCCCCCAGTTGGTATCCGAATACCCCAAAGCCGTCACAGTGTTCCTACGTGGCTGACAGGGGCGTTAAGCCATAGTGGAGTTGCGCAGGTCAAACCCTAATGACATGATAAGGCCATGACTGAAATGCAGATCGAACAGGTTGGCATCAACACTCTGCACCAAGACCCACAAAATGCCAGAGTTCATAACAAAGAAAACCTTAACGCTATAAGTGGCAGCCTGAATCTATTTGGATTTGTGAAGCCTCTTATCGTTTGGGGAGACAACGTAGTGATCGCTGGTAACGGAACTATCCAAGCCGCAAAAGAACTAGGATTAGAGACTGTCCCGATTAGACGAGTGCCGAAAGACTGGACATGGGAGAAGGCACAAGCGTTTGCGCTTGCGGATAATCGAACGGGAGAACTGGCCGACTGGGATCCACAAATCCTGAAGGACATACTCCTTGAACTTGATGCCAATGGTTGGTCTGTTGATGATTTTGGTTTTGATACTTTGCAGCCGCCGAGTAACCCAGAACCACGCGACATGAGTTGGCTTGAAAACCTAAAGGGTGGAGAAGTCCCTGATGCAGTTGTTCTTGACCCCACTTTTACAGGCGGCCACGCTTACGGACTATCTTGGGCTTTCACCGCCGAGCAACGCCGCGTGATAGTGGAAGCCGTAAATTTCTATAAAACGGCGCATGATACTATGGATGCCCCAGATGCCTTAGCCCAAATCTGCACAGATTATTTGGAGTCAAATTGAACATAATGGAAAACGAACTTATCGTAACTAACCTTTTAGATTTACGACATAGGATTTTAGAATTAGGGATTGACGTAGTCGGCGCAAAGGCGAAAGGAGTCCCTGTACACACTAATGGGCAACTTGGCATTGACGTATTACGAGTAGAAGCGGGTAATAGTTTCCCAGTTCATACACACGCAGGAGACCACCTATTACTTTGCCTTGAAGGTAAAGGAACAATTTCAATTAACCGTAAAACTTACTACGTTAAAGAAGGCGACATTTACATGGTCGCTGGGATGGTTCCGCACGCGGTAGGCGCAGCGTCTGACTCGCATCACGTACTCGCCGCCATCGGCTCACCTCATCGACCTATTGACTCACCAAACCGAATGACTGCGACAGACTGGGATGGAAACATTGTTGAATCGGCGATTTACCTCTAACAATAATAATTTTTTAAGTCTGGTGGCGGGGAGTGCAACCCACGAAGTCGCGCCATTATTAGATTTGAAAAATCCTGCTACGGGCTTTAAACGTGGCTCTATTGTGAACGCATCTTCTCAAACCGTGAAGCAAGCAATAACTGAATCTTGCGCGGGGTATCAAGTGTGGAAAGATTACACTCCTGCCTTACGCGCTATTAGATTACTAGAACTTGTGACGGCATTAGAAAACGAATCTTTTAATTTAGCAACTGCGGAATCATTATCTACGGGTAAGCCCTTGGAGCAATCCTTAAAAGAAGTCTCAGGTGCAATTGACGTATTCCGCTTTTACGCAGGTGCAGCGCGAACCATGCAATCCCAGTCGGCTGGCAAGTACGTAGACAACACTCTCTCGATGGTCACTCATGAGCCTGTCGGAGTATGGGGAGTAATACTTCCTTGGAACTATCCAATAATGATGTTGGCATGGCGGCTTGCTCCCATCCTTGCATCTGGTAATACTGCCGTTGTTAAGCCTGCCCTTACAACACCAGACACCGCCCTAATGATAGCCAAGATAGCGTCACAGATTTTACCTAACGTTGTCCAAGTAATTGTTGGTGATGACACGGTCGGTCAGGAATTAGTTTTATCTAATGTTGATGGGTTGGCGTTTACTGGAAGCGCGTTGGTTGGTCACTCTATCGCCGCGCTGCGGCCAGACATAAAAGTATCTCTGGAACTCGGTGGCAACGGTGCTTGTATCGTATTACCAGATGCACCTTTATTCACCGCTGAGAGATTAGTTATGGCACTCATTTATAACGCAGGGCAATCATGCGCCGCACCCGCTCGGATTATTACCGTCGGTCACAACGGCGGATTTATTGACAGGCTAACCAGACTTATCAAAGGCACTCATTCGAGTAAATTCGGACCATTAAATAATTTGGATCAAAAAGTTAGACTGCAAAACATTATCTCGAATTCTGAATGGAAGCATGCGGAGTATGGGGTCAATGATGGTGATGGATACCACGTTGCCGCGCAAGTTTATTTAGTTGAGGATAATGAGTCACCGCTTATACAAGAGGAATTATTCGCCCCAGTATTTACCATTCAAGAGGCGGACAACATCCCAGAAGCATTACGGCTTGCGAATAGTGTCGGCCAAGCATTAAGCAATTCTGTCTGGACTAGAGACATTAATTTCGGACTACAAGTCGCGCAAGGAATGACAGGCGGCGAATCATGGGTTAACTGCCACTTAGTGCAGTCCCCTGAATTACCGCATAGCGGGCGCAAGGGTTCTGGTAACGGGACTGATTTAAGCGCACAAGCACTTATGGAATATACAAAAGTCAAAACTATAACGGTTGGATTTTAATAATGGCAAAGATACGCAAAGCCGTCGAGATAGATACTAATGTCTGGGATATGGCCATGCAACGAATAAATTACATCTATGACATGTTTGATGAAATTGTTGTGTCTTTCTCGGGAGGGAAGGATAGTACCGCAGTTCTAAACACGGCTTTGATTGTTGCCGAGGAACGTGGCCGTTTGCCATTACGAGTTGTGTTTTATGACGAAGAAGCAATTCCATTCCAGACCGAAGAATACGTAAGACGGATATCGAAAGATCCACGCATAAACCTAGAGTGGTATTGTCTGCCATTGGAACTACGTAACGCCTGCTCACGCAAATTTCCGAAGTGGTATTCATGGGACATTGACGATAGAGATAAATGGGTCAGGCCACTACCGCCCGAGGGGATTACATCTCACCCGTTAATCGACGGCTTACCAAAAGATAAACGAATAGGTTGGGCAGAGTTCGCCCCTACGCTGGCACTCGGAAACAATACGGCGTTTCTTATGGGCATACGCGCATCGGAATCTATGACCAGACGCAGAGCCGTCACCATGAAAAAAATTGACAACTTTATTATTAACTACGGGACTGGACTTGCTAAGTGCTATCCGATTTATGATTGGCAGACTGCTGACGTGTGGACTGCACCCCATAGACTCGGCTGGGATTACAACCGCGCTTATGACCACATGGAAATGCTAGGTATCGGACCAGACCAACAGCGTTGCGCTCCACCATTCGGAGAAGAACCACTTGGTGGCTTATGGGTTTTCGCTCAAGCGTTTCCTGACATCTGGGACAAGATGCTTGATAGAGCGCATGGTGTCGCTGCTGCTGCACGATACGCTCGAACTGAACTCTATGGTTTCGGCGGAGTACCAGAGAAGCCGATTGACATTACATGGCCAGAGTACATTGAGTGGCTTCTATTAAAACACCCAACAGAAGTCCGCAAAAGCGCGGCTAGTTCTGTCTCTCACTTAATCGCGATGCACTACGAACGGGTGAACACTCCGATAGCCGAGAAAACAAAGCACCCATTGACTGGAATCTCATGGGGTCGTATTGCGAGTATCGCCATGCGCGGAGATACTAAGGGACGCAGAACTCAAACTACAATTTATCTAAATCAAGGAACAGTTGAGTTTGACCGCAAACTTGCAGCGTACAAGACAGAGATAGAACTGCTAACAAAAGCAGGAAGATTAGGGCAGTTGCTGCCATGAGTAATCATTATTCGGAAAGACTTACAAACTTAATTAACTTAGCAAGAACAGATATAGAAATTGCCTTGCAGCACAAGGTTAATCCGTTAATGGCATATTCGGGCGGCAAAGACGGAAACGTAGTCATGCACTTAGTAAACTCAATGACTAAAATAAAAGGCGTGTACGAAGGTTCATTTTATTACGAAAAGCAAAAGAATGACGTTGCAGACGAGGTGCAAAAACTAAATTATGATGTTGAACTTAAAGAATCACTAGGTTGGGATTACTTATCAAAACATCAAGATTTTATTTTTACTAACGACAACAAGGTAAGGGCGAAAGACTTTGCCTTACGCCAACAAGGAACGGTAAAGAAATACGCACTAAATAATAATCATGACATAGTAATCTTTGGCCGACGCACTCAGGAGAATAGCGTTAAAGCAAAACTTTATGAAGCCAATGGATTATTAAACTTCCATCCTGTAAGAGATTGGCAACATGAAGACATTTGGGAATACATACATAAAACTTCAGAATTAGAAGTGCCTTGGATTTACTCGCAGTTTCATGGGAAAAAATCTGGGAACTCGGCGTTTCACACCTTGCGAGCAAAATATTTTGCGGGTGGACATGACGAGGCTTGGGCTTACTGCACATCGCTAGACCCTAAAATAAACAGAGAGCAATTAAATGCCAGTTAAAAACCAGCCGATATCAGTTGTTGAATGGGTTGATCCTAAAACACTGCACGCTAACGAATACAACCCGAACCATGTCGCGCCGCCCGAGATGAAACTATTAAAAATCTCGATACTCGAAAGTGGATGGACACAACCGATAGTCGCACACCCTAGCGGCGAGATAGTTGATGGATTTCATAGATGGACTCTAGGCTGCAAAGATGGCGATATCCGCGCCATGACAGGTGGCCTAGTTCCAGTAGTCCGACTGAACGAAACTCCGCCAGAGGCGGCGCGTATGGCGACTATCAGGCACAACAGAGCAAGGGGCAGTCACTACGTGTTAAAGATGGCCGACATAGTAGAGGAACTACACAACAAGTTTGGGGTGCATGCTGACGAGATTTCGACACGACTCGGAATGGACGATGAAGAAGTTGAAAGATTACTTGACAGAGGCAACAGCCTGCGACGCAATTCCCTGCCAGAGTTTAACAATGGCTGGGTTCCATCTGATTAGGAGTCACAATGGCTCCGAGGGGCAGACCACCAAAACCAGTTGAACAGAAAAGGCTTGCTGGCAACGTGGGTAAGCGGGCATTACCAAAAGCAGAAATAGTTTTATCCGCTGCGGGCTTTATTGAACCGCCTAGACCACTCGGCGCGACAGGTCGGGTGTTCTGGGACAGAATCTTAGGTATGGCCAACTCATGGGTATCGCCCGAGACCGACCTTGAATTACTCATGATGACTAGCGAACTAATTGATGAAAGGTGGAGTCTTAGGATAAGCGTATTCCGTGACAACAGGCTGGAGGACAGAAAGGCTTTAAGAAACCTAGACAAGCAATTAGTGGCTCAACTCTCGCTGCTCGGATTTAGTCCAACAGATAGAAGCCGATTAGGTTTTGCGGAAGTTAAACGACAAACTAAACTAGAGGAATTGCGGACAAAAATTGATGAAAGTAAAAAATAAGGTTTTCAGTCCCGCTATTCTTACCCCAGTTCCAAAGAAGGCGTTAGAGAACTCACGCGGCTGGGAAGTATCGCAATTTATTAACACGTTCGCCATGCAAACCAAAGAAACGGTTGCGGGCTACGCGGGCGACCCAATCCACTTACGCGACTGGCAAGATGATTTACTCACCCACATTTTTGCTGTAAATCCAGACGGGGCTTTAAGACATAGAACCGCGCTTGTTGGTATGGCTCGAAAAAATGGAAAGAGTGCACTCGGTTCTGGTATTGCACTTCATTCGCTGATTATGGGCGTTAAGGGTGGCGAAGTTTACTCATGCGCTGCCGACAAAAACCAAGCCCGCATTGTTTTTAACGATGTAAAAAGAATGATCGAAGCCGAGCCTGAACTTTCCGAACTTTGCAACGTGTACCGTGATGCGGTTGAAGTCCCATCAACGGGTTCTGTTTACCGCGTGCTGTCAAGTGAAGCGTTTTCTAAAGAAGGACTTAGCCCCACTTGTGTAATCTTTGATGAACTCCATGCAGTCCCTAAGCGCGAACTATTTGATGTGATGACTCTTGGTATGGGCGCAAGGCGTGAGCCTATTCTAATTGGGATAACAACCGCTGGAGTTAAATCAGATAACACGGGTCAAGACTCAATCGCATATTGGTTATACCAATACGGGAAAAGAATAGCGAGCGGGGAAATAGTAGATGATAGTTTTTTCATGGCATGGTGGGAATCCAAAGCAGAAGCCGATCATCACCTAGAAGAAACGTGGCGTATGGCCAACCCCGCATTCGGTGATCTTAACGACCCTAAAGATTTTTTATCTGCGGTGATGAGAACAACCGAGTCTGAGTTCAGGACTAAGCGTTGCAACCAATGGGTTTCATCTAACATTGCTTGGCTTCCGAATGGACAATGGGACAAACTTTCAGTTACACGGGAGGTTGATGCAGATACTCCGATTGTTTTGGGCTTTGATGGTTCGTTCTCGGGAGACGCAAGCGTTGTGATTGGTGTAACTGTAGAGGAAAACCCTTACGTATTCCTGATTAAGGCTTGGGAAAAACAACCTGAAGATAATGACGATTGGCGTGTTGATTCTTTAGACGTAGAAGACACCATCATCCAAACATGTCGCGACTTTAATGTGAAAGAAATCGCGTGCGACCCATTTAGGTGGCAACGAACAATGCAGGTTCTTGAAAGTCATGGACTGCCAATTGTTGAATGGCCGTCTACATCACCAGCCAGAATGGTTCCAGCATGCGCAAAGTTCTTTGATGCAGTAACGGGTAATAAATTAACTAATGACGGAAACCCGTTACTGGCTCGGCACATAGACAACGCGGTGGTCAAAACCGATAGGCTAGGACCTAGAATTGTTAAAGAACATAGGGCTTCGCCAAGAAAGATTGACGCTGCGGTTGCAAGCGTTATCGCATTTGACAGAGCAACCGTGAACCGTGAAGAACAAGCAATCCCGCAATTTTATTCATTTTAGGAGTGAAATGTTGATACCCGCGCTACAATTATTAGGTGCATGTCTAATTAGTATTGGATTAGGGATGTTCTCTTTACCACTAGGAGTTATCGCCGCAGGTGTTTGCCTGCTACTTGTTGGTATTGCTTTTGAGGTTGGGGAATAATGCTCGGCAGACTTCTATCAAGTAAAGAAGAAAAACGCGATATAAGTTATCAGACTATCTGGGGTTCTGGTAGCGACATGAGTTTGGCATTAACTCAATCAGGCGAAACTATTGACCAGAAAAATGCCATGCGGATTAGCGCATTTTACGCTTGTGTATTGCTTATTTCGGACACTATCGCGACACTTCCGATGGACGCATTCATACGTATAAATGGTGAACGAATCCCAATGCGCCCTAAGCCTAGTTGGGTTGGGAAACCAGACTTAGATTTATTAAGAAGTGAACATTATCAACAAGTTTTAATCTCATTACTTCTTGATGGCAACGCGTTCATACGTATTTTCCGTGACGACTCTGGGCAACCCGTAAACTTAGTCGTCATTGACCCGTCAAGAGTTGTTGTTTCTCGACGTGCAGGTGACAAAAAACTCCAATACGTAATTGATGGCGAGCGCGGGGCTGCGCTTTCTACTAACGACATAATGCACATAACCGAAATCCGTAAGGCAGGAGCGGACAGGGGCATCAGTAGGGTTGATGAACTAAAGGACAACTTAGGCCTTAGTGCAGCGTTACAATCTTTCGCTGCACGTTTCTTTGGTCAAGGTTCTGTCACTAGCGGCATCATTGAGTATCCCGCCGCGCTAACTGAAGAACAGGCAAAAAATCTTGTCTCACAATTTGACAACAAGCACAGCGGATTTCGCAAGTCACATAAAACAGGATTACTTACGGCGGGCGCAAAGTTTGTTCGCACAGGTGTAAACCCTGACGAAGCGCAAATGTTAGAGTCGCGCAAATTAGCCATTGAAGAAATAGCAAGAATATTCCGAGTACCGCCTCACATGATTGGCGTTACAACAGCAGGTGCTATGTCCTATGCATCCGTTGAGCAAAACTCAATTAACTTTGTAATACACACTTTGCGGCCATACATTGTAAAGATTGAAGATGCTTATTCAGAACTATTACCAGTAGGTTCATTCTTGCGAATAAATGTTGATGGACTACTGCGTGGCGATTTCCAAACTCGTATGCAGGGTTATTCAATAGGCTCACAAGCGGGATTCTTTTCAACTAATGACATTAGACGTTTTGAGGATTTATCGCCCGTTGTAGGCGGAGAAGTTTACCGCGTGCCACTCGCTAACGTAAACCTTGCAGCCGCAGGCTTAGTCGAGATAGATAAGAAAGTAACTATGGCACAAAAGTTAATTAATAGCGGCTTCGATCCTAGTTCTGTACTGGCCGCTTTAGACTTGCCTAGTATCTCGCATACGGGCTTACCACCGTACACGTTACAACCTGTTGCACAGGTTGACCCCGCTGACCCCGAATCTGTTTACGAGGCGCAGTAATGGAAGTAAACTTAGATAATAACGAAAGGCAACAAGTGACCACAAAAGTAGAACGCCGTATCAATACCGTTGAGTTTGATATGCGTAATGGTGAAGCGTCAAGTGATGGAATGAGTTTCACGGGGTATGCAGCCGTGTTTAATAGCCCGTCAGAACCGCTTCCATTTACCGAGACAATTCGTGAGGGCGCGTTCAACCGTTCGCTCAAGTCCCGTAATGAAATTAAATTATTTATGAATCACAATACCGACGTGGTTCTAGGCTCTACACGTGCAGGCACTTTGCGTTTAACAGAGGACTCTACTGGACTACTCGCCCAAGCAGACTTGCCAGACACAACAGCAGGTCGTGACCTATCGGTGCTAATGCAACGCGGTGATGTTTCTTCAATGTCATTTGGTTTTAGCGTTCCAACTAAAGGTGACTCATGGAGTGAAGACGGCGCAACCCGCGAACTCCACCAAGTACGACTGCATGAAGTTTCTATTGTGACTGGCTTCCCTGCCTATGAAGCGACGACCGCAACCGTGCGTTCCCTTGAGTTACTAGCAGAACGTACTCGCATAAATGCAGTAGACCTAGCCGATGCAATCTTATTGCTAGAGACAGGCCAAGACTTAGGTGACGAACATGCTGCACTATTGACCGAAGTAGTCCAGAAGTTAAGAAAAGATAACCAGCCAACTCAAGACCAGTTGCTGGAAATCAAGCAGAAGCAACTGGAACTTATGTTGAAGCAGTTTTAATCATGGACGTTGAATCTGTAAAGAAAGCGTTGCTAGAAGCCGCAGGCAATCCTTCGTCAGGAATTATTTTAGAATATGCCGAAATGCTTGCAATCGGAATTGTGGACGCTCATACACCAATAAAAGAAGTGCGCGTCATCGAAGCCGCAGAAACTAGATAGCAACTAGTTTTTATGTGACATACTTTATGTAGCAAGAGGAGCCTCTGCTAAACCCGTTGCTCGGAACCGTCACGGAAACCAAATACCTACAACAACAGGAGAAGCCATGTCGGCTGAATACTTAAAGACGCAAACAGAAGCGCGTGCAAAGGCTTGGGAAGAAGCAAAGTCGCTTCTTGACAATGCCGCATCAGAAAAGCGCGACTTAAGTGCTGAAGAAAATCAAACTTATGACCGCATCATGGTAGATCTCGATTCCCGTGCGTCAGTAATCGAAACCATGACCGCACAGGCAGACCGCGAAAACCGCGCCGCTGAAGCGATGCGTGGATTTGAAACTCAAGTTCGGGCAGAAGTTCCTGCCGTCGCAGAGATTAACGAATCCGAACTAATCCGCAAACTTGCACGCGGCGAAATCCGCTCCGCATCGTTTGAAAAGCGTGACGTTCTTAAGACATCAACTGGCGCACCTGTACCAACTTCATTTTATGATCAAGTTGTAGGTTTGGCCAGACTCGTAGGTCCGATGCTGGAAACATCTACTGTTCTTAACACCGCAGGTGGAGAAAACTTACAGATTCCTAGTCAGGCTACCTACTCAAGCGCATCTATTAACGCAGAGGCCGCAGGCATTGGCGAGAGCGACCCTACGTTTAACGCGTTCAAAACTCTTGGTGCTTACAAGTATTCATTCCTAACTCAACTTTCATCTGAAATGATTGACGATGCAGGCGTGGACATTCTTGGATTCCTTGCAGGACAAGTTGGAAATGCACTTGGCTTTGATGTTAATGCTGCACTAACAACTGGAACAGGTACCGTTCAACCAAATGGCCTTGTTACTACTGCTGGTTCGGGCATTACTGGTGCGACTGCAACATCTGGCGCGTTTACTGCTGACAACCTTATCGACTTGGTTTACAGTCCGAACACCGCTGCTCGGACACTTCCGGGTTCTGGCTTCCAGATGAACAGCAAGAGTATCGCCGCAGTTCGTAAGTTGAAAGGCACAGATGGCGCGTACCTATTCTCTCCATCGTTGTCTGCCGAGAACCGCGACTTACTGCTCGGTCACCCAATCTACGAAAACCCAGCGATGGCCGACCCAGCGACTTCCGCTAAGTCTGTAATCTTTGGGCATCTACCCGCTTACTTCGTTCGTCAAGCGGGCGGCTTGAAACTTACTCGGTCTGATGAGTTTGCGTTCAATGCTGATCTTGTAACTTTCAGGGCGATAATGCGCGTTGATGGTAACTTGATTCAGACCAGCCATGTCAAGTATTTCATTGGCGGGGCTTCCTAATCTAGGAAACTAAACCGCGAAACCCCGTCAGGAGCGCAGGCCTGACGGGGTTTCGCTTTTAATTCGGTGACACGTTTATCCTTGCTCACGCATCATTTCATCTAGTTCTTTAAGGTCAAGTGCTGGGT